TTTATGTGGCTAATGAACAGAAATGGGGAAACTCTAGATTTTTTGATCAAGCCAACATCAATGATAATTTGCCAGATCAATATTACGACACCATCATTGCGTTTGCAGTCATTGAGCATTTAGACAATGGTTTAGAAATTGTGCAAATGCTTAAAGGGCATTGTGATCGGTTATTGATTTCTGTGCCGTGGAATGAACCGCAAGGCTTTTGGGGTGAGCATCACAAACTGCACGGGCTTAATGAAAGCCATTTCCCAGACTTTAAATTTGCATACATAAATGCGCACGGATGCGTTAGTGATACAGCGCAAGAAATATCTGCCATAAATGAATGTAACTTAATGCTGTGTAGGTGGGATGCATGATTCTTTGTTCCGTGGCTACACGGGGTCGGTACTTTACGACTTTACCGCTTACCCTTCAAGCAATTATTAACCAAACGCTACCAATAGATAAATTAGTTATCTTTGATGATAACGATGAGCCACAAGATATGCGTAATGAATTAATTTACGCGCATTTCTTTCAGATGCTCGACATTAAAGGAATTAAGTGGGAATGGATTTATGCTCACAAAAAAGGTCAGCATCACATTCACCAAATGGCTAACAGCATGGGCTATGAATGGGTATGGCGCGTTGATGATGATGCGTTACCAGAGCCAAATGTATTAAAACGTCTATATGCTTGCACAGGGTTTTTTGACAAAGTAGGCGCAGTAGGCGGTTCAATACTTACGCCACCCGTAATAGATACAAGTCGCGTAACAGGCAAAATAGACCAAATTGACTTAGAGCCAAACATTCAATGGGGCATGATTAAAGGCTGTAGGCAAGTAGAGCATTTGCATTGCTCGTTTCTTTATCGGGCTGGCGTACATGATTACAACCTAAACCTTTCCCGTGTAGCGCATAGAGAGGAAACTCTTTTTACCTATGGCTTGCATCAAAAAGGCTACAAGATATATGCCGTATCAGATGCAATTACTTGGCACTTAAAGAACCCCAATGGCGGTATACGTAGTGAGACAAAACGCGAGATGTATGAGCATGACGAGCATATATTTCGCACGCACTTGAAATACAAAGACTACACAATCGTAATACTTAATTGTGGTCTTGGAGACCATTTCGTGTTTACAAAAGTATTGCCTAAGATTAAAAATCCTTTGGTGTTTACTTGTTACCCAGAAGTCATAGAAGGGAAATCGATAGCAGAAGCGCAAGCAATATTTGCCAACATTGACCAATGGTCTATCTACAAAAAGATGGATGAATGGAAATGGACAGGCAATCTACAAGAAGCATTTGAAAGGATGTATCTATGATAGTTATACAGCCGTACTCACGACCTCTATCTAATGGCAAACGCAACCCAAAAAACTATCCGTTTTGGGGAGAACTAATTGCAATGATTAAAGAGCCAATAGTTCAAATTGGCATTGCTGGTGACGTGCCATTAGTTGATGACTTTCGTTCCGATTTATCTATGCTAGATTTAAAAGCATTACTTGCTGAGTGCCGAACATGGATAGCATGCGATAGTTTTTTTCAGCACCTTGCATGGACAGTAGTCAAAAAGGGGATAGTATTATGGTCAGTCAGCGACCCTCTAATATATGGGCATCCCGAAAATACTAATCTTTTAAAAGATAGAAAATATTTGGCTGGCAATCAATTCTTGTGGTGGGAAGCATACGACCATAACGAAGAAACATTTGTGCCAGCGCGTGAAGTTTTTAAGTGCCTTTGATATACTTTCCCGTGTTGGATGTTAAGCCAGCAATCGAGGATGTTGATGTGTATTTTTTTCTGGCTTTCCTGTACACGTATACATTGATATGTATATAAAACGACCAAATCGAATCCAACTTCTTACATGAGGCGCAAATGGAATCTGTGGAAACAAAACTTGCCGTACACGAAGCCATATGTGCAGAGCGTTATGGTCGCATTGACGATTCATTAACTGCGGGCGAAAAACGCATGACAAAAATTGAGTATTTACTTTATGCGGTTATGGCAGTTGTGCTACTCGGACCTGGAGTTGCGGCAGAATTTGTACGCAAATTTTTAGGCATATAACATGTGTTTGACCCACTAACGATTGGTCTTGCTTTTAAAGCAATGCAAGCCGCATATGACGGCATAACGTATTGTTGCGAGGCGTTGTCCGAGGGTAAGGTCAAAGTCCAAAAAATAAAAAAAGCGACCGAAGACGCAAAAGCAATAGTTGCTGACGTAAAAAGCGTATGGGGTTTTTTTAAAGGCTTATTTGGAAGTAAAGCAGAGCCTACCAAAACCGCAGAGCCTACGGAAACAAAGAAGGCAAAAGAAGTCTACATCAAACACGTACCTAACGAGACTGAAATTGTTCAACAGTTTATTGGTCACTTAGGTGCTTTTTTTCGCCACCATAAAGAGTTAACCGAGTACGTAGAAATAAAGTATGAGGAAGTATTTACTAGCATAGACCCTGACCCAGAAGTAATATTAGAGTTAAGCGTTTACAAAAACGAACTTGATCAGTCATATGTCAAACTAAGTGGCATGATGCGTGGTGCTAATGTTCCCCCACAACTTGGTCCACTATGGGACAATTACAATCAAATATATAGCAAAGTTCAAACAGAGCAATTAAAGCGCAAAGAACAAATACGCATAAGACGGCAACAAGAAACGAATAGACGGGAAAGAATTAAGCAAGAGCAAACAGAAATGATTGCTTGTTTATTCTTAACCTTTGTAATAGTTGCATGGCTATGGGCGGTATGGCTAACTTCATTTTCAGAGGCACTATGATTTTGGTTTGCATAATACTTGCAATCATACTTATCATCACGCCTGTAATGATTCACATGTGGATAAAAATCCAAAAAGCAGAAGTGCGTATCGAGAAAAAAGAACGTCAAATTAATCGTCTTATTAATCAATTACAGGATAAACAATGAATGAACTACTCGGTCTTCTCAAGGGTATCGCACCCACGTTGGCAACTGCTGTCGCTGGTCCTATGGGTGGCATGGCTGTTACCGCTTTGGCTACTCGCCTTGGCGTTTCTGATTCCGTTGATGCTGTTGCAAAGGCTATTGTGGGTGATCCAAAAGCAACTGAAAAAATTAAAGAGTATGAACTTGAGTTAACCAAGGTAGCAATGGATGCACAAAAGAATGAGGATAACAACGTAACTGATCGTTGGAAATCAGACAATCAATCTGATGGGTGGTTAAACAAAAACATACGACCCGCCACGTTGGTATATCTTTTATCTACTTATAACGTCTTTGCTCTTATGTCTGCATTTGGACATCAAGTAAATGAGTCATACGTTAATCTATTGGGACAATGGGGCATGCTAGTTATGACCGCCTACTTTGGTGGCAAGACAATCGAAAACATTATGGCTATAAAGGGTAAAAAATGAACCTAACAGAACACTTTACATTTGAAGACCTAACGCATACAGACCATCGCGAATTGGACAACACACCTACTAATGCTGAAATATGTATCATTGACGGCAGAGAGGTAACTGTTGATGCCCTTGCCAATTTACCCCGTTTAGCATCTTTTCTAGAGCAAGTGCGAGTAGTGCTTGGCAACAAACCAATTATCGTTAACAGCGGGTTTAGATCACACGCAGTTAATACGGCAGTAGGCTCTAAAGATACAAGCGACCATAGACGGGGCTGTGCGGCAGATATACGCGTTAGCGGTATGACACCAGATGAAGTAACGCGAGCAATCATTGCAAGCGAATTGCCGTATGCACAAGTTATAAGAGAATTTGATCGTTGGACTCATGTAGCAATCCCAACGCATGAAGGCGATACGCCTAAGAAATCTAAACTAATTATTGATAAGACGGGGACGCGTCCGTTTGCGTAAGTTTTTTACTGCAAAGGTCTAAAAGAAAGTCTTGGTCTATACCATAGCGTTTCTCAAAGCCCTTTGCGCCTAACCCATGTACGCCTGTATTGCCACGATGATGCTCGGTGCATAGCGGTATTGCTGGCGCGTTGTCCCGTTTACCTCCAAAGCGTCTAATGTGGTGAATTTCTGCGGGAGTTCCTCTGTTACCAAGATGCCAACAAAGTATGCAACCCAATTCGGCAAGAGCGTTATAGTGTTGTCGCGTCTGCTTGTTCATAAAATAGATGTAATTTATTACGTGTAACAGAATAGTATGGCATGCGACCTTTGGGAAGAACAATGTTTTCATCGCGCAACAATAAGTCGCGAGGAATCCACCCGACTATTCCAACGGCAGAGTGCAGAATCTCTGTCAAGACAAAAATGTCGGCACACTTTCCGTTCGACCATCCTACTGCATTTAAATTACCACCCGCCCGCCTTGTCGACTTTACGTCTATGGTGTTACCGAGCCGAGAGGTTAAGTCTGCGCCAAATGCGCGATAGTCGCAATTTAGGTCAAGGTGCAAATTAAGATAACAGGCTACTGCATACTCTGTAATAACCCCGTCAATGCTTGCTTGCTCGCCATTCATTGTGCCGTCTTGAAGCATCTCTACGCCTTGAGAGCCTGTAACTTTATGTCTTAGGCGTCCCACGTAGGTCAGTATCTCTAGTTCGGTAAGAGATAAAGTTACCCTGATCATTGCGTAGATTTCCCTTCAGCCCTAGCAGATGATTCAAGGCTACGCCAAACTTCAATCTTGGCCTCTGCGGCAATCATTAACCAACGCAACCGTTCTGCTTCGGCTACTGCTTGTTGTAGTGCTAATAAATGTTGCTTGTAGTCGTTATGTGAATAGGCGTAAGTTTCTTTAGCCGATTCTGTTTTTTCAGAACTACTAGCCATAAGTATGGCTTTAATAGTTTTGCGATACTCAGTCATATACACAACGTTTGCTTTTGCTAATGCATACGCTTGCGCGTTGTCTCGAATAAAGTCTAAGGCTTTAAATGGGCTAATGTCATGTTCTGTCATGTTTACTCCTTAATGCCGTGTGCGGCTTCGATGGCTCTTGCAAAATAAATATCACTTGGCGTTCTGAGTGAACATTCAGCGCAAATTAAAGCAATTTCTTCATCGCTTAATGGCTTACGTTTGGAATGTTTGTAAAGTGGAACACTTGTTTTATTAAGTTCAGCATCGTTCTTGTTATGCCAACGCAACCAGCCTTTTCCATTTTCTGTAATCCACGCCACAGGTTCTTTGTTACTCATGTCGCTCTCCTTTGATGCCGTGGGCGGCTTCAATGGCTCGGGCAAAAAGCAAATAGAAATCTATTCCGCTGGTGTTGACGTATATCTCTGCAATCTCCTCATCCATCAGCGGCTTGCGCTGTGGTGGGGTGGTGTAATAACGCTTGAGCATCCATTCCATAATATCACGCGATACAAACTGTCGTGTGTTTTCGTATATTTCTTGCTCAAGGTCGTCTAATGTCGGCACAGGCTCCTGCTCTGGTTGTGCCAATGCTTCTTTGATGGCGGTGATGGCGGCTCTATGTTGCTGAGAGGCTTTTTCGCTTTTTTTGATTTGGCTTTCGCTAGATTCAGGAAACCCTACATGAAGCGCAAATTGCAACGCCTCAAGCGCCAGTTCTAATGCTTGTCTCACTTGACCTTGCTCCTGATTACGTCCTCCAAGGACTTGAATAGCGTAAATACGGCACTCAGGAAGGCTGGTGCAATCATGCCTGCTACGAATATAAATACTTCACTCATACTTTGACCTTTAAAACTCGTTGTTGTTTGCCTGACATACCTGCCCTTGTCAAACCCGTATCCTCAATATACCCCTTTTCTAGCAATCCTTTAAATCTTGCCGTGACGCTAGAGTAGGGCTTTCCTGGCAACCTTGCCAACACCTCATCTTGGATACAGCCATCAGGGAATGAGGCAATCGTCTGGTAAACCAACTGTTCTAGACTAGTTGTGTTGACACCCTGTGCCGCTTGTTTGCTCGTTGGTGGTGAGTCTTTCCTTGCCAACTTAAACGCTGGTGAACCAAAGAACTTCTCTACTTCACCACCGAACCATGTTTTGTCTAATACTCATTTGAGAACTCCTGTTAAAAACCATATCAACTCCTGTTAAAAATTAGGTGGGCTACTAAGTCTGCACCGACATTTGGGAGTCCAAACCTGTTGTGTCAGCATCCGTCCGTTCGCCCGTTGTTTACATACTAAAAAGGCACGTCTAGGTCATCCAGATTCTTAGGAACTGGTTTGCTTGCTGGTGGCTGTGCATCCCGTGGAGATACTGCCAAACCCATAAACTTGCCCGTCTTGCCTTCTTTAATCCAAGCAGATAGCCAATATTCCTGACCATCTACCATAATGTTCCCTTTATAGTCGGGCGCACGTTCATTATCTTTCTTGTCTGATTTGAACAAAACGCCACTATTATCTCTACGATTTTCCATATTAACCTTTCAAATCATTTACTTTGTTAACTTTGTCATCTAGTTCAGCCAAGAACTTGATAACCTCTTTTTCCAGCGTTGCAATAAAGGCATCATCACGCTCAAAACGCTTAATGACTAATTGCAATTCTGCGGGAAATCTTGGGTCAAATGAACATAAGTCTGTCCATTTAGCCCCTGTGCAGGCCATCTGCCAATTTACTTGAACCTTATATTGATCGTCAATGCCACCCAATATGCTTTCCAAATGTGTGTGCGACATTGGACATTTCAATTCAACCAAGCCCTCTCCAACAATCCCGTCTGGAGATGCGCCTGATTGCTCAATCGTGGGATGGTTAACAAACGCTATCTCATCAACCAGAACGCCCATCTTGGACTCATAGGCGGCTCGTGCATATTTTTCATTCTCAATGCCATGCTCCATAGCGGCATTTGTGTAACTTTCTGCAATAGTACCAGTTAGTCTTTCAAGCAATAACTGAGTCATGTATTTATCACGGCTCGTTGAATACCCAGTTTTTGTTTTGGCAATAATATCTGCAACACGAGAAGCCGTAACCTTTCCCCTTCTAAGTTGTTTCCAAGCATCAGTTCCTTGCTCAATTAAATGTGTTTCCATACAATCCTTTTACAAATAGCACTAATATGACCAAAAGACACGCCAATATCTGAAGCAATGTCTTTTAACTTTCTTCCAGAATCACGTTGTTTTCTAATCCAAATAACATCTAAATCATTTATTTTTGCTGATGGATGATTTTGACCTTTATGGCTTGCCTTACGACCCTTTTTTATCATGTCATGGGTATTATCTTTAGGTGAACCAAGAAATAAATGGGATGGATTTATGCAACTTGTTATGTCGCAAATGTGGCAAACAAGCAAGTCCTTACTAACTTTCCCTTTATAAAACTCATAAGATGCTCTATGCGCCCTTAATTGTTTTCCTTTTGTATGACCAAAAACACCATATCCATCTCTATCTTTTGCACCAAGAAAAATCCAGCACCCTTTATCTGACACAGAATAATTTTTTAATTTTTGTTCTATTGGAATAAGTGGAGGACTCATTTCAACCCTTTCTTCTTAGCATCTTTAGCCGCAATCATCTTGGTCTGCCATGCCTTGTTTCCATCAGTAGCCGCAAATGCCTCGATGTAGATGTTCTTTAGTTCATCA